CCCGGGAGCATAACCACTACAACGACCACAACGACCACCACTCGAAGGCCCGGGCGGAGAGGTTGTATGGATGTCACTGCTTTAAACTTTGACCCGTTTGCGACTGTACAGGGTCCTGGTGATTGTAGATATGACTATGTAACAGTTACTTCTACTACTCCTGTACATACAACACCTCCTCGTCCTGGATTCCCTGGTTGTATGGATCCTGCAGCGCAAAACTATAACGAGATCGCGACCTGGGATGACGGGAGTTGTTACTATGGTGGAACAACAACTTCTACAACACCAGGAAAACTGATCCGCATTGGAAAGCCGGTCTGGGGGTGTACTAATCCAAGGGCTTGGAACCATAACCCGGCAGCGACTATAGACGACGGGAGTTGTCGATTCCGCCCGGTTGTTGGTTGTATGGACCGCAGGGCAGAAAACTTTAACGGGCGGGCGGTTATCCACCGGCAACAGGATTGTAGATATAAACCCGATCCGCCATGGCCGCCCGAGGGGGGGACGACAACTCCCCGTATCATTGTGGATGTCTCGACAACACCCTCTGCGGGTGTCTCGACAACACCACCACCGCGTAGGCTGGGATGCATGGATGATGGAAATCAGCGATGGTCTCGTTTTCCGGGAGTGCCGGCAACAAACTTTGACCCGTTCGCGACTGTAGATGACGGAAGTTGTATTTTTCCGCCTATTCTCGGTTGTACAGACGACACAGCTATAAACTTTGACCCGGCAGCCCAAGTCAATGACGGGAGTTGTAGGTGGGGTCCTATACGCGGTTGCATGGATGACACCGCCAGCAACTATAACCCGGCAGCGACCGAAGACGACGGGAGTTGTTCGTGGGTTGAAATACGCGGTTGTATGGATCCAAACGCTAACAACTTTAACGCGGATGCGACTATACATGACGACAGTTGTACGTATGATATACCTGGTTGTATGGACCCAGACGCCGACAACTATAACCCACGGGCCACTAAAAATGACGGAAGTTGTGAATACCCACCGGAGAGGCCGTGGGAGCCAGCTTCATGTGGCAGGCCTCAAATACCACGTAGTGGCACAGGTGATGATTTTGATGATTCTGAATCCGATGCAGGTTCCGGTGGGGGTGCAGGTTCCGGTGGCAGATAGCGCCAGCGGTATGTACCCAGGATCATAAAATTATTTAGTCTCTAGCATAAATAATTACATGCCTAACTCAGGCCCCATATACCCAGCACCGGTATCACCCTTAGAAGAGCCTTTTTATAGTGATGTTGACTTTAACACTAATATTACTAGATCAGGCCCGGGCGCGTTCCCATGGGATGGCGTTGCAACAACTTCACCGGTTACAACTCCGAGGCCTCTTGATGAAGAGGAAGTGCTTCGACAAAAGGCCGACTTGTGCAGAGAAGAAGAAGATTGCAAAAAGCTTGATTTCTAATAATTAAATTAGTGGGTAAGCTTACTATTGGTACTTGTGTATATGATGATTATGATGGTTTATTTTTTACCATTCAATCTCTTAGAATGTATCATCCGGAAGTAATGGATAGAGTTGAATTTGTTATTATAAATAACAACCCTAGTTCTAAATCCGGGCAAGAAATACAAAAATTTGTTACAGGGATTAAAGAGCCAACAACATATATTGAGTTCACTAAATATAATTCTCCTTTTTTAAAGGGAAAAATTTTTAATGTCGCTGAAACGGATTACGTATTAGTGTTAGATTGTCATGTACTGCTCGATCCCGGATGCTTAAAAAAATTATTAGACTTTTATGACCAGGGCAGAGATAATGGTAATTTGCTTCAAGGGCCTGTAATATACGACGATCTCGAGATTATCAGCACTCATTTTGATTTATCAAAATGGGGAAGCCACATGTGGGGAGCCTGGGCTACAGATGAACGGGGATATAATAAAGATGGCGAGCCATTTGAGATACCAGCTCAGGGCATGGGGTTATTTACATGTAGAAGAGATAGTTGGTTGGGATTTAATGAGAGATTTAGAGGGTTTGGTGGTGAGGAGGGGTATATTCATACTAAGTATAGGAACGCCGGGAAGAAAACTTTATGCTTACCCTTTTTAAGATGGCTTCATAGATTTGGCCGGCCAAACGGGGTGCCATTTAGACCTTTATTAGAAGATAGGTTTAGAAACTATATGATAGGGTTTCATGAGTTAGGTAAGAGTACATATGAAGTGGAAAAGCAATTTATGGGGGCTATATCAGATCAATATATAGAAAGAGTAAAACAAGAGATAGGAATTAAGACGAGTACTCAACAATGAAAAACAAATCTCTAAAATTACATAAAAATGTAGTAGTATTTTGTGTATCGTGTAAGGCTTATAAAGATAGAGTAAGTGCCTGTAGAGACACTTGGGGCAAAGAATTAACTGATAAAGGTGTAACTGTCTATTATGTCGTGGGGGACCCAGAACAGAAAGAAAAATTTAATGTACAAGATGATATTTTATATGTCAAATGTCCTGATTCATACGGAGATTTACCGGAAAAAACAAAACTATTAGCCGAATACTTTACAACTAATTATTTTCATATGGATTATATGTTTAAATGTGATGATGATACATATATTAATGTGGATAATTTTTTACAATACGATAAACAAGAAAATGATTATATTGGGTGCCCTGTTGCAGAGAATTCCGCTAGTGGTGGGGCTGGTTATTTTCTAAATAAAAAATGTGCCAGTATTGTTGCATGCTCTAACCTAACAACAGGAGCTGAAGATGTATTGGTAGGAGAAACCTTACATGCTCATAATATTAAGCTAACAGACGATCACGAAAAATTTAATGGTTGGACTTATGAATGGGGACAATCAGATACATGTGACCGTGGAGATATGGGTGATATAGTGCCTGAATATAATAAAATACGACACTTTGTTACTAATCACTTATTACGGTTGCCGGCTGAAAAAATGTACGAAATACACGACGTTATAAGCGTGGGTAAAAAGTCAGCTGAAGCGAGAGAGTTTATAATCAAATGTAGCAAAAAAGTTTTTCTTACCGGGGGATTTGGAAATAGACTAAACAATATATTAAATTATATTGATGAGTTAGACGATGTTACATTTGTGTGGCCAATTGATGGAAGTTGCGATGCATCTTGGGAAGATTTATTTTGTTTTCCTAAAATAAATACAATATACAATAATTTTTCACATTATAACGCTGCAACGATTTCAAACTATTCTTGGTCCTTTAACTATGAACACGATAAACATAAACTCGAACTAGCTAAAAAATTTATTAAATCACTAGTACCGTCTAAACAAGTAGCTGAATTAATGCCTTGGTTTGTCAGTAAACATACAACAGGGTATCATTTACGATTGCTGCACCCAAGAACTGTTACAAAAAAAATAATTAATATTCCACCTATGTCATTTATGGCAACTGACTCTGCAGAACAACGGGCTCATTGCCCGGATACAATACAAACAAAAGGCTCCGGAGGAACGTGGGACGGGTGTAGTAATATTAGAGATAAGCAGGGTGTACTTACAGCAATTGCAGATTGGTTTAGTTTATTTAACTGCAATAAAATAATTGAAATAGGCTTACCTTTTGAATCGTTAACTGATGCCACCCATAGCACCTTTATTGATGCTCATAGAATTGCAGGTTGTAATGTAATTAATAATACAAAACAATATTTAGATGATACATCAATTAAAGGTTCCCCAGAGAAGCCTCTACCTTAAGATCATGCTTCATAGAGTGAAATCTTTCATCAATATATTTCTGAAAAGCTAAAGGCTTAATCCACTTATCACTATCAATATCTACATCTGCTTTACTATCTACAACTTCAAGAGCTTCGATTAAACAACACCATCTTACTAGCTCGTCAAACTCCATGGTTTTAGTTGTACCATCTTTAAGATTAAAAGTATATTTGTTCATATTATAATATTATTATAGCTGTGTTCCTTCAGCATACTCAGAGGTTATCTCTACGTCGTCATTAGCTTGGAGCTCTTGCTCTATCTTTCCGGTTACTAAAGCATTACTCTCGGTATATATAGGCTGCGTTAACAACGTGGGAGTGAGGGTTATCTCTACTCTAAATTCATTACTACATTTTTCACAAACATATGTTTCTTCTAAGTTAAGAAAAATATTAGTATTATATGTGTAATTACCACATGGGCATGCTATATTAACCTCACTTAATTCCAACAATTGTTGAATCTCTTGTTCAAATTCCCCGGTAAGCTGTTGCACCTTATTAATTTTAAAAGAGCTATACACAAAAGCAATAATAAACTGAATTATAAAAGCTAGTATAAGTGTCTCCCAAAAACCAAATACATTTCGCAGTCCGTATGCAAACCCTACTGAAATAATAAGTGTAATGATAATCGACCTTAGAAAAGTCATATACCTATTTTAGACAGATCTTCGGGAATATCAAGTATCATTATTTGGGTTATTTTATCTATCTTATCGTGAATTAAATCAATAACCGCGTCTGGTATCTCTTCGCTTTGTTTTGCGTTGGATAGCATATTTCTGATATTAGCTAAAGATACGAATATATTTCCTAAGGCTTGAGTTATTTGCTCAACCTCATGAGGTAAAATAGGTGGTGCTTTTTGATGCTTTTCGTTATCTTTATAAATGTCCATTTGATCTTGAACGTTCATATTAAACGTTATAGGTTTATCATCTGGAGTTATACTATAAGGAAATTCTGTGTCAGGCATGTAATTATTTATGCTAGAGACTAAATAATTTTATGACAAAGTTCGAACGTCGTTTTTTTAAATCTCTCAATGAACAAACAGAAGAAGAGAAGGTAGCTTTTGAAGCTGAACTTGATGATGATACTGATGCCGGGGAGTTTGATGTTAATGTTGATGTTGATGAAACAGTAGTCGAAGATGATCCAAATGTAAAAGCTGCTTTAGCTGTTAGTGAACGTAACGAAGCTATGAGATCCACGCTTGAAGGTTGGGTTGGAGAAATTGAAGTATTTCTAGAATACTTAAATGGTTCGACACCAGACTCTATTCAAACTGTTTTAGCTTCATCTGAAGCTGATACAATCTTCGATCGAATGAAAGCTTCAGAACAGCGTAAAATTGCTAGAGTTGCTACTGAACTTGCAGCGCTCAATGAGTCTTTTAAAGGGTATCTTGCACAAACTGGAAATGCTCAATTTAAATACGTCTGATTTCGATATTTTTTAATTTCAGATAACTTTACAATACCTTTGATTCCGTCAAAGGTATTTTTTTCTATAAATTTCCATTTGATCTCATCTATTTTGCATGCTATTGCAATGTCATTAAAATCTTTAAATCTTTTGCCAAATTTTTCCGGCCATATAAACACCCTCTCTCCTTGTTTAAGAAGAGCTTCGGACTTTACTAAGGCTGCTTGATCGACCCACTGTGAGTCAAGGATCCACGTTTTGTCGAAGAATTTAAGCCTTGTATTTAACTGTTCTTCCTGTCGTTGTGTAAATGATTTACCTCGTTCAGTAATACCTGCAACAGCAACAGAATTTTTTGTAAAACATGCATTAATAGGTCCTTCAAAAATGTAAACGCAATCATGATCACTACTTATTCGATCAATATTGAACAAAGTTTTTTCCGCATTTATCTTTCCTAAGTATTTTGGCTTTGTTTTCTTATCTTTATTTAAGACTGTTCTAGTTTGATAAAATTCAATCTCATCACGCTCATTAAAAAACGGTATAATAAGTCTATTCTTATGTACCATATCTGTCAACGATACATATAACACTTCAGGTTTATTTACTGCGGTATCTAACCGCCTTTCGGTAATAAGGTGTCGAACAGCTCTAACAATATTGTTGCTATCGTAATAGTCAAGCTGAAACTTATCAGACAAATTAATAGAATCCTTAGGTAGGGTTTCGACTTTAAAAGTTGGTTTAGTTTTTTCATCTTTTTCAATTATATCTTCTGCACTAGGAATATGCTCCTTTAATTCTTTAATAATTTCCTCATCGCTGCTATTTGATACTTCTTTAATCCATCTTAAAGGCTTTCCAGACCAACCGCAATTGTGACAAAATATATTTTCGTTTTTAGGAATATAATAACACCGTCGTTTTTTACCTAAAGACTTACCTTCTCTGCAGATAGGACAACTGCAGTGATATACATTGTTAAATTTGTTATACTTTGGATAAAGACCTAACTCAAAAAATTTAAGTATAACAAAGTCTTCAGGAAGCGATATCATTTAGTTTATTATAAAGGGTTTTCATAAAAAACAAATTATGCCAGTCTTCTTTTTTATCTAAAATACGCTTAAAAGAATATTCCTCACAGTACTTAAGAAACGTTTTATAACAGGGATTAACTTTAACCTTTAATTGTTCCTTATAATATTCTTTTTCTTCTTCCAATTCATTGTACTTATCTAAACAAAATATATCAGCATTACGTTGAAATATTTTATGTTCTTTTTCTGTTAAGATATACCCAGTATCTTTAAGATATTTTTGAACGGTCTTTTTTCCGAACCCCCGGATGCCAGGCACATTATCAGACGCGTCGCCTATTAAACACTTTGCTGTATACCATTCATCAACGTTTTGATATCCAGTCTGCTCTTTAAAATTATTGTCTTCAAAGAATTTTTTACGTATGGGATCATATAAAGTACACTCAGAACTAACCAACTGCAAAAAATCTTGATCTACCGAAACAATAACCTTGTTACCTTCGTGCTCTTTACAAATATAAGCAACAATGTCATCTGCTTCTAGCTGACTAGGAAAAATAGAGTTAATCCCCATTGAATATAGTATGGATTTAATTACCTCATTATTCTCATGCGGTGCTTGATCCTTGCTCCGATTACCCTTATATTCCTTTAAAATGCTCTTGCGTATATTAGGTGTGTGGTCTTTTTTTTCATCCCATACAAATATAGTACTATCCGGAACAAACTGCTTCACGTAGGAGCTTACAGCGTTGAGTGTAAAGTATATATGAAAGTTACTTACCTGGTACTCCGTGTGTATATTGGTCTTTTTCGACTGGGCTTTTGCTGTATAATACGTTCGGTGTATTAAGTTGTTGCCGTCTATTATCAGAGTTTTCATTTTTATTATACTGAGCCTCAATAACAGAATAAACGTCTTCAGGTAGCTCTTCTACAAATTTAATTATATCACTGTTCCTTCCGCTTTCAAATGACTCTGTCGGGACTTTTATGTTTTTCATCGACGGTAATGATAAGCATCCAATAAAACTTTTATGTATATCAACTACAGCAAACATTTGACCCACATAATCTCCTGTCTCTATGGCGTATATATGTTTTTTACAACAATTCATCTGGTCTCGGAGGTATACCTTTTATTGAGTGAACTTCTGTAGCAAAGTATTTTAATAGGAAAGAATTTAACGCTTCATTTTTCTGTGGGGTGTTAGCTGCTCTTAAATCTAGATGATTTCCATTAAAATCATACCCCAATAATATATAGCTATCTAGATATTCGCATAAAATATGGGATAATCTTGTTGCTAGATCTTGTCTCCTCTTAAATGTTTTACGATCTTTAATATTATCTTTAAGGGCTCGTTCGACCATCTCTCTTAATTCTTCATCTTCTATAGAGTTTTGATCATGGTCCTCTTTCATATTATTATTTATTCAAAAACTGGTTATCTATCTTCTGTCCAACACCCCTTTTAAGGAGCCTTTGAACTACAACTTCGATTGAATCGGTTTTTAAGCTGAAGTTATTGTTAAACAATTGATTACCGTCGTTAAACGTAAATAAATACTCACCTTTAAATGGGGTATTTTCAAAACAAGTAATATATACTGAAGCTCCGGACGGATCTACCAACACAGTCCATTTTCTAGGATCTAAATCGCTATACTTATTAAATATTTTTAAAGTTATAAAATCATTATCTTTTAATCTTTTAATAAAATATCCCGCGGTTTTTAATTTATTCTTTTTTTGATTATTCATTATTGAGTTAACGCTGAAATTATATATCTTAATTTAATGTCACTGTCCTCAATATCAAATACAACTACTCCATATTCTGTATTTATCTTTACCCTTATATCGTCGTTTAATAGTGAAATAAGTCGCATATTATCTAAATTAATAGAAATTGGGTCTAAACTAAAATCAACTTTACCTAGGCTTAAAGTAAAATTATCAGTATTATGTCTCGCCCTATCTGTAAGCTCGGCCATTAACAGGTTATTTTCAGTATAAAAATATATTTTATTAGTCTCACTAGCAAACGTGCTTCCTTTATAAAGACGTTGTATAGTGGCTTTGTTTAAGTTAAAATTAACATTAAATTCAAATTTGTTAATTTTATCTAAATTAATATTTGGTTTTGTTATAAACCCTTCTTCGTATAAATGATATTTAAACTTTACACCGTTACCGCTATATTGTAAATTATTTGGATTAACATCGATATGTATAGATTCTTCTTCTATAGTATCTAATACATACCTTAATTTTTTAACATCGGGTATATTTAATGTATCCTCAAATTCAAAATCAGATTTATACACACCATGAAGAATTAATGTGCTGTCTAGGCTAGAAACTAAACTAATCAGCTTGTCTTCTTTAACATCTAAAATTACACCAGCATCGTTAATCTTAGATAACGCATCTAAAAATTTTAGATATTCACCCTTGTTTCTTAGCTTTAGTGTCTTTGCCATTATCTAATTTTAGACTAATACCCTTTAAAAGCAAATTTTGCTTTTCAATTAAATTAATAAGCTTATCTATTTTTGAAGGCTCGGTGAGATTAAATTCAAGCTGATCTGGATTTTGTACATTATCTTCTACTTGTGGTGTAGATAATGCAGCAATCTCTCGCGCAGCTTGTTCCGGTGTAACGGGAACTACTTCCTGTGCAGCTTCTTGTTGTGGAGCTTCTTGTTGTGGAGCTCCTTGTTGTGGCTGGCGCGTCACAGTAGGTAGTCTTGCAGTTTCTTCAAAAACCTGTTTGATGTGTTGTGAACTAGGTTGAAGATTACCTGAATCATTGGCAAGCATTTGATCCTGTTGATGGGCTTGACCATAAGTTTGTCCCATAAACTGCATAACAGCAGCTTTTTCTTCTGGGGTCATTCCTGGTTGCATATTACAGGTCTTTCAACAATTCGTCAATATCTTCTTCTACCGTATCACTAGCAACTCCAACCGGTTCTGGCTCTGTAGGAGTTTCAGCTGGAGTTGGAGTTGGAGCTGAAGTCTCTGGTGGTGTGTCATCAGTCTTACAGTAGTAATGCTCATTAAGCATGCCCTTAAGATCGTCATATGACTTAAGAGTAAACACCTCAGAAAGATCAAACCCTCCATCATAAATATCTTTTTGCTCATCTTCCGAAAGATTAATTTTACCAGCAGTAGTAAATCTTGAAGATACATAAGTTGGAAAATCGCCTTGCTGCTCAACTTTAATTTTAAAGTTTACACCATCAGGCCCAAGATCAAAAATACGAGGACCGAATTCTTCAGCATCTTCACCTTCAATAGCTTCAGTAATAATCTTTTGAAGTTGTTTGCCATAACGAAGAATCTTTACTTTGCCGTTATTATCCGGATTTGCAGGATCGTCAACAACGTAAATATTAACCAACCACTTCTCAAGGCGGCGAATAGCTTGCATTTTTTCTTTTTCTTCTTCAGAACCAGTTCGCAGCACACGAAAGCGCTCTTCAGAAATAGGATCTCGCTCACCAAACGTCTGAGGGCTTAATGTCTGAACATACTGGCCAGTCGCGTAAGAGTTCCATCCATGATTGTAATAATGAAAGAATGTCTTACTGGCATCTTTAGCATAAGGTAAGAGTCTTACCGTGTAAGTGTTACCTGCTTTAGTAGGCATAATCTCGTTAAATGTAGCCGACCCCCTACTCTCAGAACTAGCTAACGCGTCTTTAATTGATTGAAACATTGAAGTATTAAACGTACTCATGCCATAATTATACTACCTACACACTAAACTTCAACAGCTTTTGTTGTATTATTTCAATTCCTTTTTTAGCTTTTTCCTTAAGCGATTTGGAACTTACAAATTTAACCCGAGTCTTGGAATAAAGATCCGTAAAATCTTTTATAAACCAATCGAATATTTCTCTATCTTTATTTTTTACAACTCCATCCATATCAAAAGCATGTAATGTATAGAAATTAATTTTATGATCCTTTAAATGCCAAAATATTTCGGGAGTTGCTCCTTCCCGGGAAATTTGTGCACCGGTTTCTGGAACATATGTTTTATACTCCGTGAGTGTTATTTTTTTATCGTAGCAGTAATTGTAAATAAATTTTAAACACTTTTTAAGTGTATCGATACTTTCTTCACTATCAGGATCTTGGACCTCTTTATCTTTACAGTAGAGCGAATAACACCTTATCGCTTTACGTGTATTAAAGAACGTTAAATCAAAATAATTATCCGGACCATATATCTTGTATGGTGCTATAAAAAAATCACTATAATTTATATGCGTATATTTTGATAAAAGTAAATTTAGCTTCTTTAAGGCTACCTCGTCTTTACTTTCTATGTTATCAAAATTTTGTCTTAGTCTTACCGGCTTGTTTTTTGCCTTACGAGAAGCATATAAATGGCTATTATATATTGACTTCTCTTTTTCTGTAATCATAAGTCTATATCGGAATGGGAATTAAGGAACTTTGTAATATATTTCGATTTGGTAATAGAAGGCTCAAAGTCTATAAATAGTTTAACTACATCAAAGTTAGTTTCAATGGTTAAAAGTTCCTTAAGAATATTTCTTATTTTTTCCTCCTGTAGAACTAATATAAAAATATTTTGGAGTGATAGTTTTTTGCCTTTTAATTGCGCGCAGAATGTACAAAAGCATAATAATAGATGCTCTGTTTCGTCTTTTATAAGAGTGCTAGATGGAGCCTTGGGTGTATTAATAATTAACATGCGGTAAATTGTTTGGTTAAGGTTGCAAACTGCTCCGTTAGTCTCCCTCCCGCTGCAGCAGCATGACCGCCGCCTTGACATAGGTTTTTAGCTAAAATACTTACATCTACATCACAGTTTTTAGATCTTCTAAATGAAACTGCTTTAGCTTGTGAGTTAACTATTATACCGATATCAGCATCATACTTTTTAATTAAAAAATGAGCTAGCTCATCAACCGCGTAGTTAGCAAATGTCGCGACTACATTATAACCTTTTATCTGGCCTTTAAACACGCGACCGCTTTCAACCTGGTCTTTAAATTTTTTAAAATATAACTTAACAGCATTCTTTTCATGTAATGTAAAGTCTCTGTACCCATCAGAAAATGCTGAAATAAACTTTTCCGTTTTTGGGGAATTTAGATTATAGTAAATAGCGTTTAATTTAAGTGATTCTTTATATTGTGTATCGTACCAATCATATGTACCAATATACTCAATTAGCAATAATTGCTCATTGGTTAAATGTAGCAAATGGTCTCCAAACTTATCAATAATTAAATCAACAGTTGACCGATAACCGTGGTCCGGATAACCTTGTATTATAGTTTTAGCTTTACTATATAAGGCCTTATTTTTAATATGGGCTTTATGTGTATCAATAACAACAACATTATCTCTATCCGCTAACTTAATTTGCTCTGGAGTTAGGTTTAAATCAACAATAAAAACTCTATCGTAGTGGTCTAATGATTGTAAGGCGCCTTTAAATTTACCCGTAAACATATATTCCGAAACATCATTAATATTAAATGCTTTGGCATCTTTATATAACCACTTTAATACAAGAGCTGAACCAGCTCCATGTAAATCAGTATCAGTCCATACCTGAATGTTCACTACAATTATTTATAAAAAGTTCCTTATGATGCAAGTCCAACGAGGGCGCTTAGGGTTTCCATACTATCATCCTCAAATTCTATATCATCTGCTTCTTCAATTGAAAGCGTAGGGTAATTTATGCGCATCGCCTGTGTCATTCCTCGAGGGCCATACCGATTTTTCATCATCCCCAATCTTATAATTCCTAATTCCCTGTCTTCTTCATTTTGGAAAATAGACACAATTACATCTGCTGTCGCAGCTAAGCCGATTGACTCTGAAATAGTAGCTAAGTCGGGGTTATCAGTGTCAAACCCTGCTCTGTTTAATTGTGTTGCAGAAATAATAGGGCAATTAAAGAGATAACTCATAGCACGCACCTGCTCTGTAACATGTTTGATCCTTTCATATGAATTATTACCCATTGTTGAGTGCA